TGGTGCTTCGAGGAGGAGAACTCCAAACCCATGGCGACGATAGAGGCCTCGTAGTGCGACGCCCACGTTGCGTCACAATTGGCGAGGAGGTCATCACCATTAACCATTACACTGGAGCACTTCCCGCCGAGGGCCGTGGCACGGTCCGCGCAGAAGAGGTTGATGAGGTTTAGCGTGAACCATGCATAGGGGAGACCCATGGGCGCCCCCCGGGTGGTCAGGTACGAGCCGGGGTCGCGCTCGGCAAGGCCATCAGCGAGGCCCGAACACTCCTGGGGGACCACGTGGACTCCCGTCCCGTAGCCGCTCCAGGCGGCGGCCAATGTGGGACCGTTGACACCCGGCCAGGCATAGTGTTCTGTCATGGCACGGGACACGGTGGCAATCAGGGGGAGGGGGATAAGGTCAGTGGCCGTCTTGAGGTCGGCGGAGAGGACAGCCATACCGGGCACGGGGGCGACCAAGTCGCGGACCGCGGAAGCCCTCCCCGGGCCGAGGGAGGCAGCGACGCGGTCGTCACCCCACAGCATAGGAAATGCGCGCGACTTGAAGACATGCGCGAGGACCATGTCCTCTTCTGCGGCGGGGGTGATCTCGCGGGTCTTGGGGCCGCAATCGGGGACGACCTCCGCCCTAACGAGGGGGCCATAGGGCGACGCGATAGAGGCCTCCGACCTCCGCAAGGCCCTCTCCTCAACGGCGCGGCAGGCCCGGGAGACGGCCGCGTACGACCGCACCACGCGTGCCGCGTCATCGGAGTGCATATGGTCCGCAAGAGGGCCCTCGGCTGGAGTAGGTGGGGACTCAACGGCAGTGAGCCAGGCGAGGAAACCGCCGTCGGACCGGCCCGTCCGCAAAGTGGCCGAGGGGTTCAAGGGGACCTCGAATGGGCGTTCGGCGACGTGGTGGTCGGCGAACCACGCCTGGACCCAAGCATCCCAGTCTCCGAGAAGGCTGGGGTCCAGTGCATGCGCCCGCGTCGTACGCAACCGGAGTCCCTCCAGGAGGGGGGCGGTCTCCTTTGGCGGACAGGGGGGTAAGGCGCGGGGCAGCGTCTGGAGGGACCAGGCCACGACGCCAGGCCGGAGGTGGGCCGCGTGGGCAACGGCACGAACGAGGGGGCCCAAGGAGGAGCCGCCGCGAAGGTGGCGCAAGGAAGTGGCCGGGAGGGCGCCCAGGGGCCGGCCCGCCGAAGCGGAACACGAGACGCTGTCACAAACCTCCTTCATGGACCTCGCAAAGAGGTGGCGGAAGCCGGGGCCCCCGGGGTGGAGGTGGCAGGCGAGGGCCACGTTGACGACTTCCAAGACGTACCGGACCGAACGCTCCTCAAGAAGGCGCAGGGTCGAGTAGGAGATGGGGGGCGCGGACGGGTCCGAACTGAACCCGTCGCACAGGGCAGTGCACTCGGTGAAACGCACGGAGGAAGGGGCGCACGTCCGCGGGAGGAAGGCCGCCAGGGCGACCCAGGAGACCCCCAGCCAGTGGGCCACGAGGGAGTGGTGCTCAACCGGGAGAAGCTCGAGCGCGCTCGCAAGCTCGAGGGCCCAGCCGATAGAGGCGCTCCGAGGGAGCGTTCTCGTACCGGCGAGGAGGGGTGTCGAGGAGAGCCATTCTTGGTAGGCGACCTCATGGGGACCGCAGGGACCCAGGGAGAGGGAAGGGGACACGAGGAGGCGGAAGTCAACGAGGTGGGTGCCCACGGCGCCCCGGGGGCCGTGCTGGTTGGGGGGGAGGGGAGATGCGCGCGCACGCAGGACGCGGAGGGGCGTAGAGCGGCGCGACACATGCGCAAGCCGGTTGAAGT